ATATCACGGAAGGATGGAGCAATACTCGACTGATGAATTGCATGTAGTTCTATCCGATGGCTCAAAAAAGCCAGCAAAAGAATTCTTTGAAAAATTGATTGACGAAACGATTATAAACCTTTTAAAAAACAACAAAAATGGACGGAATTAATTACAGCGAATTGACCGCTGATCAAAAACAAATCCTGCGCGAACAAATCCAACAGGAAGAACGTGCCGAAAAAGAAAAAGAAAGGAAAATACAGGAAGATTACCAGTCGCTTAAAGAAGAGCAGATTAATGTATCATTCCGTTTTCTTCAGAACCTTTCGATTAGCCTTGAAGAAACTAAGGTTGATATTTTCAATCAGTTTGGTGCAATTATAGCCATGAAAAAAGAGCTATACAAGCTTACCGACGAACAAATGGAATTACAGCAGTCGCATACATTCACCAACAAAGCTAACGACAAATCATTGATCATAGGCTCGAATGTGATCGATGGATGGACCGATGATGCGAATGTTGGAATACAAGGTATCAACGATTGGATCGACAACAGAATTACCAACCCAGACGATCGATCTATTATCCGGACATTACTAAAACCCGACAAAAATGGCGCATTGAAGGCTAGTCGTGTAATCGAACTATCGAACGAAGCAAACAGGATCGGTGACCAGGAATTGATTAAGCATGTGAATTTTGTGCAGAGCCAGTATCGTCCGCAAAAGACTTCAACATACGTGAAAGCAAAATATAAAGATGCTAATGGTGTGTGGCAGTGGTTAGCACTCACCATGAGCGCCGTGTAATTGGTTTTTTCGTGATTGATTGAAACCAAATTCATTTTTGGTATCGGGGTTAGCTCAACTGGAAAGAGGGTTCCCATTCACGGGAGCAGACGAGGGTTCGATTACCTCACCCCGAACAATGCCAATAATGGCAGAATTTTAAAACTCAATAAAATGGATCAAGTAAGAGCAAAATTTCAGTGTGTCAAAGTTGAGAATCAACCGAATTCTCAACAAAAATTAGTGGATTTTTTAGCCGTAACTGATGGAAGCGAAGAAAATAAGTCGTTTGCTAAGTTCACTCCGGCAGGTGGGGCTTATCTGAACATCAGCGACGAAACTCCAGCATCTGATTTTTTCGAAGAAGGACAGTGTTATTATCTCGATTTTGCAAAAGCAGAATAACCCTGAACGGTTCACGATCAGGGTTCGATTCCCTGATCAGGGGCAATGACAATAATGTCAGCTATAACTTAAAATTCAGAAGTATGCAAAATTGGTTTGAATGTAGAGTTGGCTATCTCAAGATTGATGATGATGGCCGGGAACGAAAAGTGAGTGAAGTTTATTTGTTGGATGCCATTACTTATACCGATGCCGAGGCGCGGGCAATTCAGCAAGTCAGCACAATGGTAAGAGGCGAATTCGTGGTTAAAAAGATATCGCCATCGAACATCATTGAAATTTTTCCGCATGAAACCGGTGAATGGTGGTTTAAAGCGCGCATTGCTATTGTGACAATCGACGAAAGAGCGGGCAAAGAGAAGAAAATCAATCAATATTTTCTAGTGGCTGCCGATGACATTAAACAAGCTCTTAAACGACTTGAGGAAGGCCTTTCTTACATCCTGGTTCCTTTTCAGATCACAAGCATTACGCTTAGCAACATCGTTGACGTATTCTCATACTTCGAGGATGCTATAAACAAGAAAATTCCAAGCAACCTTAAAACAATCGAAAAAAGCGAATAAGATGGGATTAACACTTCAAAAATCAACTGCAAAAAAAATCTATCCGGAGTCTCCGGACTGGTTTAAAAAAGTGCTCGAGGAAAATTTTGGTACTGACCTTTTTAAGAAAAGAACCTTCGAGGATATAAAAACATTCGAAGACGCTTGTGAGGAATTAGGCATTGATCCTGAAACCGTGACTCATAAAAATGATACTCCAGATGAAGTCGCCTACAAAAAATTGAAAATTGTCATCAGGGCAATTAACCAGGGCTGGGTTCCTGACTGGAATGACAAAAGCCAGTACAAATGGTGGCCTTATTTTAATTTGTCCTCGGGTTCCGGTTTTTCGTTTTCGCATTCGTACTACTACTGCGAGCTTACGTCTGTCGGTTCGCGCCTTTGTTTCGAGTCTGAGGCAAAGAGTAACTATGCTGCAACGCAATTCAATGAGTTATACAAACAATTTTTCACCATTTAAGAGTAAAAAAATGACAACAAAAAACATAAATGAAAAGAATGAAGCCGTAAAGTTTGATTTTAGAACTATCAAAACTTTCGAAGATGCCTGTATACAGTTGAACATCGATCAGGCAGCCATGCCCAGCTTATCACTGATCCCGGAAGAGTTTAGAAAACCATTGTTAGCAGCCTATAAGCTCATGATCATCTACAAAGCGATCAATAACGGCTGGGTGCCAGATTGGAGCAATGATGATCAGTATAAATGGTTCCCTTGGTTTGGGGTTTTGTCCTCGGGTTCCGGTTTTTCGGGTTCGTGTTCGTGCTACCGCTACGGGGTTGCGACTGTCGGTTCGCGCCTTTGTACAGATTCGTCTGAAAAGGCTGAGTACATCGCTGAGCAATTCAATGCTGAGTACGTCGATTACTTTTTGTATTCCGAATAAATAAAATAAGGTTGTATGCTGCCAGTGCTGTCAGTTTTGTCCTCAGGTTCCAGTTTTTCGAATTCGAATTCGAACTACAACTACGAGAATACGAATGTCAGTTCGCACCTATGTTTATTTCGCAGCATAAACCCTGCGCACAGCGCAAAAAATAAATCTTTTAACGGGGCGTTGGTACCCTTCGATAAACTCAGGGAGAAAACGACCTATTAATGCAAAGGCCTTTCGACAGGCTCAAGAACCAAAAAAATGAAACGAATCAACAACCTGTACGAACGCATCTGTAGCATTGAAAACCTTCAACTGGCAGACTCTATTGCCCGGAAAGGAAAGGCGAAACAACCAGGTGTAATTGCTCACGACAAAAACCGTGAAGCAAACATTCAACAGTTGCACGAAATGCTGATGAATAAGACTTACCGGACATCTGAATATACTACGTTTACGATATTTGAGCCAAAGGAGCGGATCATATTCCGATTACCTTACTTCCCTGATCGGATTTTGCATCACGCTGTGATGAATGTTTTGGAGCCTGTGTTCGTATCAACCTTTACGGCGGATACTTACAGTTGTATCAAAGGCAAAGGCATTCATGCCGCTGCAAAGGCAGTTAAACGTGCTTTAAATGACGTTGAAAACACCCGGTATTGTTTGAAGCTGGATGTTAAGAAGTTTTACCCCTCGGTTGACCACGCTACCTTGAAACAATTGCTGCGCCGGAAGATTAAAGACAACGATTTGCTATGGTTGCTCGATGAGATCATTGATAGTACTGATGGACTACCAATTGGAAATTACCTCAGCCAATATTTTGCCAACTTTTACTTTACTTACTTCGATCACTGGATGAAGGAGGAAAAGCGAGTTCGTTATTATTTCCGCTATGCTGATGATCTGGTGATACTCTCCAACTCAAAACCCTGTTTACATCAATTACTTGCTGATATCAGTGCCTACCTTCAGGATAATCTGAAACTGATCGTTAAAGGAAACTATCAGGTATTTCCGGTTGATTCCAGAGGAATTGACTTCGTTGGATACGTCTTTTACCATACGCATACACTTTTGAGGAAAACCATTAAACAGAATTTTGCACGGATGCTCAAGAAAAATAGAAATGCTCAGTCGATAGCCAGCTACGCCGGTTGGGCCAAACACTGTAATAGTAAAAACCTAATGAAAAAATTACTCAATGAAAAGCTTTAGCCAGTTCGATATAAAGATTACCTCTCAGGCCTTTACGGGCGATAAAATCAAAATGTCGAAAATACTCAACCGCGAAATTGTGGTTCATCATTTTAGTATCGATGATTCAAAATGCTTTAAAGGAGCATCAGACAAGTGCCTGAAACTTCAGATATCACTGAAGGATGAAAAGCACATTGTATTCACTTCATCGAAAGGCTTGATTGAAATGATTAACCAGGTTCCAGATGACGGATTTCCATTTACAACGATAATCAAAGAAGAAAACGAACGGTTTAAATTCACTTAAAACATGGATGAGATATTCAAACTTTATAATGAATTGATAAAACAGAGCAACGATTATTCAGTTTGCACCTATAGCGATAAACGTTTGCTGATAATCAATTTAATGAGAAACAATAAAAAGCAGGAGATAGACTCATTCTTAGCTCATTTCGTTAAGGCATTCAAAGTATTAGCACCAAAACTTACCGCTATGAATCGGCTTGTTTTTGTCAAAGAAATCGGCGGTCATATTGAAATGAAAGAAGACGGATATCAGGAGTTATGGGAAGAATATCAGTTAGAGATCGATCATGTTATTCGCCATTTCAATCACATCAAAAGCATTGAGAATGATATTCGGGCAGAACAACAAGAAATAGAAACGCTAAGAACAAATAAACTGGCTGAATCCTTTTCACTTACTCAAGTACTTAGTACTCCAATAATGCCAGTTAATGCAAATCAATTATCACTTTTTTAATTAAAACATGGATAAATTTCAAATATCAACCGCATTCCAAACACCACCAGATGTATGTAGATTCATGGCCGGTTTAATACCTCAAGGAGCTAAAAAATTACTGGAACCAACTCCAGGAGAGGGCAACTTAGTAGCTGAGCTTAA